AGTAGTGGTACCTATCGCGGCGACCACGAACCTCCTTGCCGTAGAGGGGGAGGGTCTCGTCATTTGGACCTGTAAGTAAACCCATTTGTTGCATGCGACCAGGTTTATATTCCTTTATAGGTGGACCCCTGAATTCGGGTTCACGCCTTTGTTGAAAATTTCCCCGTGGACGGGGTGGACCTGAGAGAATGGTATGAGTTTTCTCTGTAACTTTGACAACTGGTGGATTTTGTATCATGTAAACAATTGTAAGAATCGATACAACTAATATTACCGACAACAGTTGAACTTTTGTCTTATTCTTCATATACTATAGGTGAGATGTTTATTTTTCCACACCCGCAAGTTGTAAGTGATCGCGATACAACGTCTTCTTCGGCTTCACTCCGGTTTGGTTAAAGAAAAACTTTGACATAAAGACATGAAGGTCTTGGCGATAGACATTGGATTTAATAACATGGGTCTGGTTCTTGCTGAGTGTGTAAAAACCCCCATCGTGGAAGTTGAGTTTATAAAAAAAGTAAACTTAGATGACTATAAATACATTTATAGCAATGACTTTGTTGACTTGATTCCTTTATTTGTAGATGATCATAAAGAAATATTTGACAAAGCTGATAGAATACTTATAGAGAGACAGCCACCCCAAGGTTTTACAAATATCGAGATACTTTTACACTATATGTTTAAAGACAAAGTCATGTTAATTTCACCTCACACTTTACATGCACATTTTGGTATTGGGCATCTAAACTACGAAGAGAGGAAAGAGCGTATGGTAAATATGATGGCAAAGTATATAGATTTAGATACGATTCCATATGAAAGAAAGCATGATATAGCTGACGCCTATGGTATGCTTCTGTATTACAATTTTAAAACTAGTGTTCACTTTCTTGATCGTTTTCGGTTTTCTCAACCAAATCCTTTATAATACGATCAACTACATTAACTACAATGCTGTTACCTAAATAGTATAACATACGCTTTGGATTTTTTAGTGTAGTATACTTGTAATCAATACCAAAACCGAACATTTGTAATGTTTCTTTGATACTCAGTGTTCGAATTTTACCATTAATTTCATACAACCCAGTTTTTGCACCTGGACCACCCGATGAAGCACAAATTGTGGGACCATGTGAATCTATACCATATACACGTTCACCTTGTCGTCCACCTTTTTTTGTTATTTTGTTAATCAATTTATACTTCATAATACTATTTCCCTTACATGGTTCAAGGGTGTACACGTTCGAATAATCAAAAAATGTATCTACAGAATAATCTATAATTGAAGATACAGGAGTCTTCGACGTTACTGGGGTGTCTATAAATGAATATAATCGGTCCTTATCACACACCATAAAAATTCTTTCTCTAGCTTGTGGTGAGCCGTAATCTTTGGAATTTATAATTCTATAGCTAAACGTATACCCGCGTTTTTCTATTTCAGTTTGTATTTTTTTAAACGTTTCCCCATTATGTATCGTGTGTAAATTCTTTACGTTTTCTAAAATAAGTGTTTTGGGATTTTTTGAATCTATAATTTTTAATATACTGTAAAAAAGATTGCCCCGTCCTTCATCTTCAAACCCCAGCTTTTTACCAGCTATACTAAACGGTTGACAAGGAAATCCTGCACAAAGTATATCAAAGTCTTCAATTTCGTCAACGTTTATTTCATTTATGTCAGATAATGGGTGAATATTGTAATTTTCGTGGTAAATATCACGAACTTGATCATCGATATCACAAGCGAGTACACATTTATATTCTATATTTTCATTACTATTTTTATTAAAAGCTGTGTGAAAGGCTCCCAGTCCACAAAACAAATCTATATACTTGACTTGTTTAGGCATAATAGTTATAATAATCAAATCCTTAAGTCCATGTAATTTGGTTTTGTATTAGCAATCACTTTTTTGAAACTTATTTTAACCTGTATATCATTACCCGCCGGCCTTCCACCATCACCACCTTTCCTTTGAATAGTTATTCCCGAGTTATCCAGTGCTATGACAGTTCGTGACGGATTAACCTTAAAATTAAATCTAGACAATTTCTTTACTAGTTCACCCATGTAAAATATTTTTGGAATTTTCCGGTTTTTATTCTTATCATATTCCACGTAAACTAAAAAGTGTGGTCTGTTATCCATATCATTCCCTCTTAGAGATTGATTTATAATAGAATATTTAATTTCCGGTTTATTTAAAAATTCAAGGAAACTATCTTCTATCATAGGATCAATTTTTCTATCCCGCTCGTTTCCTTTTACAACTCTATTATCTTCACCAATCGGAAGTTCACATAATTTTTGTAGTATAGGTTGTACAAACTGACAATTGTTTAAATCACAAAAGTTAGCAACGCTCGTTCTCCAAACCTGTTGGAAAGGACCCTCACTTTTTTTTACCTGAAACTTTAATTTTCCGTTAGACACGTCTACTTTAGAACGATTATTTTCAACTCTAAACATTTCTTCACACTTTATAGCATTGTTTAAATCATCTGCAACTCGTGTTTCTTCATCGAAACCTGTACATGCTGCACGTCTCCCTTTATCTGATTGAATCACGGAAGTAATCAGTTCTTGTAAGACGTCTTCAACTTCATTCTCCATAATTTACAATACACACACATCTTTAATAGATTACTCGTTTTCGGTTTTCTCCTTCATGAGAATTTCCAATGCATCGGTGACGTGTTCAAACATAGTAAAAATATCATCGCCATTTTCATTTTTAATTTTATAGCGAAGTGTATTGATGTTATTTTCGAAAGTCTGTTTATACATCTGAATGTTTTGAAGTTTTATTTTTAGCGACGAAATTTTATTTTCGTAGTACCTCATCTTGACTTCAGTGGTTTTATCAAGTTGTTTAATTTCTTTTTTATAATTGCAACGTTGTTTTTGTAAAATGAATAATTTTGTATTGGTGGTGCATGTTTCAAATTGTCTCGTATTTTTTTGAAGTTGAAGTTTGAGAACTTCTACGTCTTCTATATACGCATTTTGAAGTGTATTGCGTATATTTGATAAACGATTTATTTCGTTTTGGATTTTAAGATCCATTTTACTTAAAAAGTTTGATTTTCTTTAGTTCACTTACGTTTTCAAACACCGAATTGAAGTGTCCTAATCTATACTGGACATATGCCCAAAGGCCAAAAAATACTGTCTTTGTAAGTTTGCTCACATCGTCCTCCCCCATTTTATAAATTGGACTCACGACGCGATTTACGAATGTTTCCTCTTTATCCTTTCCTGTGAAATACATTTCAGCCTGCGTTAAAGCACATGTATCGTCGTTGATCGACCAGTGGTAGAACAAAAATGGTATTAATATCGAGTAAAATTCCAATTTTTTACGATCGTTTGAAAATGGTATGATTAACACACCTATAAAAAAAACTAAATGAATCCAAAAAATTATATTCATCTAATATATAATGACCGAAGAAAAAAAGATATCTAACGAAGAGATGCGATTGTCATGGACAGATGGTCATGAAACTATTTTGAAACAGTGGGGCGAAGCTTCAGCGTGTTACAGATATATGCACCATCGTGCATTTTTTTTATATCGTCGTGCGAGTATACGTTTCACCTTACCTGTGATTATATTATCAACTGTAACTGGTACTGCAAACTTTGCTCAAGAAACGTTTCCCGATAACATCAAACCATTCGCCCCTTCAATCATTGGTGCTTTGAACTTAACTGCCGGTCTCATTGCAACAATCTCCCAATTCCTTAAAATCAATGAACTTATGGAGAACCATAGAACGGCTGCGTTGTCTTTCGGTATGCTCTCGAGAAACATTCGTCTCATGTTGGCTCTCGACAGGGGGGAACGTAGCAAAACAGGTTTAGACTTTGTCAATGAATGTAAAACAGAATACGATCGTCTTTTAGAACAATCACCGTCTGTACCAAAATCGGTTCTCAAAATGTTTGAGGAAGAATACCCCCTTGATAACGCTTTCACTAAACCAGAAATTTTAGATGTTAAATCTATACCATTATTGAAACTTCCTAAAACGATTGACCCAATTGAAGCTGTAACTACGGGTACACCTCTCGAAAAATTAGGCAAATTTCTTTCAAAAAAAGATGACAAACCACCACCCGGTTTCTTTGGTCCACCTTTAGGTGAAAGTGACGGTGACGCCGATGATGAATACGAAGATGGAAATGATAATGTTAGTTCTGTACCGACTGAAGAAGGTGTAGACGTCGAGCAAGGTAAAACAGAACCATAATCATTAAAAAATTGGTAAGCATACTACATGCAATGTATGGTAAAATTTTTCTTTTTAAAGGTTCTACGACACGTTTATGTAGTGCGTTATTTTCAAGCACCAAATCTATTGCTTGATTAGTAAGGTCATCAATGGATTCCTTCATTAAAATAATACCACAAAAAAATGATCCAAAAATTTCAACGATACACACAAAACAAATCGACCTTATTTCTAACTACATTCGTCAAGGTAAAAATGTGTTCATATGTGGAGCTTCTGGTGTCGGTAAATCATATGTTCTCAACGAAGTTTTAAAAAATACATTGCATGTGGAACTTCAAACTGAACACATGAAGAGTAAATCTTATTTTCTATCTTTTATAAAATCTTCTACAAAACATGTATTCATAGAAGATTACGACTCTATATTTAAACCAATTATAGAACAAGTTTCGGATGGAATACCTATAACAAAAGGTTCTTTACTTGTCACCACAACTAACATGTGTATGTATCCAAATTTTGAAACTGTGTTTATTCCTAAACATAAACCTGAAACTTTATTACGCTTAGTTGATGAAAAAGAAAGAAGTAAGCAACAAACATATAACGCCGCGTTAAAATGTAACGGAAATATTAGAAATTTTTTTACGTATCTAGATGGATACGACGAGAATGACACATTTCAATCACCAAAAGAATTTATCACAGAAATCTTGACAGATCCAAACCCCATACAAATTCATGATAGTATAAGCGAACACGGTCATATATGGGACATATTTCAAGAAAATTATCTAGATTCAAATGGTGTTGACGTAGTAAAAACATCAGAATCATTTTCAGTCGCAGACTTTTATGATACCTACATGTTTTCAACGGGAAATTGGGTGATAATGCCTTACTTTGTTTTACATGCTTTGACAATACCCAAATCGTCACTCGGTGATTCTTTAAAGAAAGATAAAATTAGACCTGGTCGGTGTTGGACTAAATTTGGAAACTACAAAATGCGGAAACAAAAGTATGTTAACCTTGACAAAAAAACACCCGGTGGTTTAAGTACAGAAAAGTTACACTTGTTTAAAATGTATGCAAAAAATGAAAACTACGATTTACTTGTCGAATATGGAATAACTCCACAAGACTTTGATGTTATTAACCATCTTAATGTTGGAAACAACTTAAAACCTAGAGAAGTAACAAAAATAAAAAAGGGAATAAAAAATGCCTATGAACGACGATGATGAAACTGAAGAAGTTGAAGAGTGTGTACGGGTCGTGGGTAACGAATTGTTTTTTTACGGGAGTATTGATAGAGAAAATGCTCTAGAATTCGTTGAGAACTTCAAAAAGCTTGAAATTGAACTTCTCAAGAAAAAGGCGGAGCTTATCGGATATGAACCGGAAATCCGTGTTCACATCATGAGCGAAGGTGGTGACATATTTTCGGGGTTCAATATGATGAATGTTCTAGAGAAATCTCGTGTAAAGGTTATTACCATCGCACAGGGTTCTTGTTGCAGTGCAGCAACATTCGTTCTATTAGGTGGTGAAGAGAAGCGAATGGGTAGGGATGCATACATTCTCATTCACCAAATTTCCACTGAATTCTGGGGCAATTTTCAAGAACTCAAACATGAACTCAAGTCGTCCGAAAAGTTTATGAAGAGAATCAAGAAAATGTATCTCGCCAAAACCGAAATCCCTGAAAAAAAATTTAAACGTCTAATGAGAAAAGATCTATATCTCACACCAAGTAAATGTCTCAAATATAAGATTGTTGATTGCGTTGATTAATATCAATATATCTCTTATACAATCCAAATATACATAAAATTATAAAAATCATACAAAATGTATTCACATTCATTGGGACGGATGTGAATTCTGGAGGCCTAAGTCGTTCCATTCTACCATAATTTACAACCGGTATTTCGGACATCTATTTAAAGTTGAGAAATTAAATATGACTACAATGGAACGACTTATCAGAAAAGACAAAAATGGTCGCGATAGATTCACTGATATTCACGTCGAAGACTTGGGTGATGGAACTGCCGACATTGTCAAGAGCACTGGTATGGTTGGAACAGAGAAAGTTGCGGTTTCTAGAACCAATGTTAAAACTGGCTACGAAAAGGCGTGTGCACGTGCTCAAACGATGTGGAATAACGAACATATAAAGGGAGTTCGGGTAATGCCGATGTTGGCCAACAAGTGGGAAGAACGGAAAAAATATATCTCCACCCCATTCTATGTTCAACCCAAATTGGATGGAGTTCGCCTCCTCGTTTCCAAAGATGGGTGTTTTTCCAGAACCGGTAAACGTGTAGAAGGTCTCGATCACCTCAGCGATGGACTGAGAGAAGGTGAATATCTCGATGGAGAGTGCTATGCACCTGATATGACATTCGAAGAAATCACAAGTATGTTCAAGACTAATCCAACAAAGTTAAATTTCTACATCTTTGATTACTTTGACTTGGAACGCCCTGAACTCACCTTCGAAGAGAGGATGGATTGTGTCAGCGTCGAAACCAAACTCCTCAAGAAGAAGTCTGACGTGGAAAAGTGGCACGATCACTTCGTGGACCAAGGCTATGAGGGTATCATGATTAGGGAGGCCTCTAGCACCTACGAAGTTGGGAAGAGGAGCAACTACCTCCTCAAGTTTAAGAAATTTCAGACGGAGGAATATGAAATTGTAGGAGCCAAGACGGGGCATGGGAGAGACGCTGATGCGGTCGTGTGGGTGTGTAAATTGACCAATGGTAGACAGTTTACTGTCAGGCCCGAGGGCACAATCAAACAAAGAGAGGAACAATACAGGAACAGAAAGAAGTACATGGGTAAAATGCTTACAGTTAGATTTCAAAATCTAACTGACTTGAATGTACCGAGATTCCCCGTTGGTGTGGTAGTTAGAGATTACGAATAATATTGTAATAGATAAATGGCTCGTATCGCAATTGATGTAGATGAAGTTCTCGTTCATTTTTTATATCCCATGGCTAGATCTAGAAGACTGGGAAAACCAAAAAAAGAAAAATACAATTACGTCTATCGTGAAATTTTCGATATAACAGAAGAAGAGTCGCAGGAGTTTGTCAAAGAATTCTACAACTCGGAGGCGTTTCAAAAACTCGAACCAATCAAAGGGTCGCAAAATGCAATGAAATGGCTTCGTCGAAGAAGTCAAAAAATGTATGTCGTCACCGGGCGCCAAAATGTGGCTAGAGAACAAACAGAAACCTGGATAGAAACATATTTTCCGGGAATCTTTAACGATGTGATACTCACAAATAGTTATACACCACATGAAGTAAAAAAGGTTGACATATGCAGAGCTCTAAACCTAGGTATGATTATCGATGACAATAAAGCAATTTGTGACGAGTGTTTAGATAACGACATCCGGGCGATAAACTTTGTTGGTGAAGAGATGTATCCGTGGTGTGAAGAAAGTGACATCATGTTGAAGGGGTGGTATAGTTTTCTAAATACAGAATAACACGGTCTTCATCCGACGTATTTTCAGCCCAATGGGGAACTCTCGCACTAAAGACTATGTGCTTTCCATCTTCTTCGCTAATATTTCCCAATGTATCATGGTATAGTGTACAACCACCCGGACATTTTAAACCCAGATGATATGTGAATTTATAATTTTTACCAACGTGGTCAACATGTTTGTTCAATTTCACACCACCTTTCATTAAAGAAAATCCAGCGATGTGGATTCCACCCTTGATTTTTGAAAGTAGTTCAGACGTTTTCGGACACATATCACAATTCCCAATGACAGGATTACCCCCCCAAATTAATGGCCAACTTATCCATGAATCTTGAACATGATCCTGACCACCCTTTAACCAACCATGACCACCATTTCCATATTTAGTTATAACCTCATTCATACTATCCGAACCTTCCCATGCACCAGTTGGTCGAGGTTCATCACTTATAAAAACATCACCCGGGAGGGTGTCATATTCACCTCGTATAGACTCCCAATATTTCTTGAGTTCTTTGAGGTCCATTTATTTTAAAACGTATAATATCTTTAGATGTATTCACTTCTATGTAAACCAATCATTGTTCCACCTCAAAATATTTTAACGACAAAAGTATGCCGAATAGTTACTGTAACACCATCTAAAGACGTACAGAATAAATACGAACTTGAGATAGTAGAAAATGCACCACCAGTAAATGTAGAAATCACTGAACCCGAGTAATTGATCCAAACTTGTCCTTCATCATAATAACTTCATCACACTTTCCACCCCTTATAGTCATCACGGGCTCACCACATGTATGACCATGTGTTTTAAAACGTTCACACGCAAACTCAGTTTTCATCGTGATATTCATATTCTCACTGTATCCGATGAAAGTCTTGTCTATAGAACCATTCGTATCAATTGATTCAACCGTCACCTTGACACAATAACTTCCAAACTCCCTATCCTTTTTATTTTTAGTGGGGGGTGGGGGGTGCTCCGTGAATGCACCCATTTTTACCCCCATTCTATTCCTAATATATGTAAATGGTTTGAGAAGAAGCATCTTAATTACACCTCATTGGAATTTTTTAAGTTCATTACACTCTTTCTCTTCTTTAGGCTATCCTTTTTCCAACCGGTATTTTTTATATGTTCCGTGGAGGTAGCCTTCAGATTTTTAAATTTGAAAACACCATTCGTCGATAACTCTTGCCACTCGTGGAGAGAAATCTTAGAGTGCCTCAATTCATCCGGGGTCTTCTCACGCTTATCCAATATTCTGTCATTCAGGTGATCATCTGCCGCCCTCATGAGGTAGTACGCCATCCCGGTTATTTCATCTTCGGTAAAATGTGTATCGTTACCCTCATCCAAATAATTCTTAGAGAAAGATTCCTTTATGAGAGCCCTCAACTCATCGAAGTCTAGGTCCCCCTTACCATCCTCATCGGCGTCTTTGAAACTCTTCGTCGCTACACACGCCTGAGCGGCATAGCGAGCAGCTTCCCTCCCAACTTCGTATTCTTCCTGTATCACACCCCGGTAGATTTCAGATTTATTACCCAGAGCAAATTTAGCAATGAAGCTCACCAATGTGGTAGCAATCCCTAGCATAACAACACCCGAAGTCAATTGAATGAGAATAAACACATAATCGACTTCCCCAACTAAACCAGTCTGTTGTATATCAAAAAGTATACCATACCTGTAAAAATCGTAGTAGATACCATTTGGTTGACCATTGTATAATATGACTGGGTTATTCGTTTCAAAGCTATCTGTTGTGTAAAAATCTTGACTGTATAATATTTCATCACCCTTAGAGAACCACCCAATCTTAGGAGACACCGTTATGACAGCGTATACATCATCATTACCAATTTTCACTTTGAATTCTTTATCCAAATGAAAGTTGTGGTACTTGACTTTAATGTTCAAGCGTACCCCACTTGTCCGAACGTAGGGGTAGTTTTGTGAATCTTCACCGGCACCCTCAAAACCTGTGATGTCCCAATCACCTTTTTGTTCATTGAATGGTTTGTCGAGTTTAATTTCAGCAATGTCTAACCATTCAGAAACTTTTAAACGAATACTTTCACCCTTTTCAAAAATGTATAGATTTTCTTCAGAACCCTCTCTCCTAATATATGTAATAGGTTTTGCACCAGACTCGACCGAAGAATCGAAATAGTGATTAAACGCGAAATAACTATCCTCTATACCCGAGGCCAAAAAATTTTTGGATATAGAATGCTCACACCTCCCCATAACCTCGGTACCTGTATCAAAAAGCCATGGATATCTTGTACAACTGCCTGCATTTTTCATATATCGCTGTATGATTGTTTGATGAATATGTGTGGTAAAAAACATAACATTTCCTGAAGGGAGCTTTGAAATCAATTCCGCACCCGAATAATACGCACACACCGGAGTTTCGTAGATCCAGTCATCCGAATATTTGAACTTATAGTTGGTGAGACTATCACAAAATGACGCACCACCGTTGTATATAGCCGTCTGTGTAGAAGTATAGTCGGTCGAAGCAAGGCCCCAAGCACTCGCGACCCCCGTTGGTACCTCGGTGACGATGTAGGTCTTACCCAAAAATAACGAAAATATAACCCATCCCACAATAATCACACTGAAGAATATATTCAACGCAGCCAGTCGCCAATCACGGATGACCACGACTTTATTGGCGGTGAATGAAAGGTTCACGATGTTTGAACGCATCCAGCGCCATGCTGGGTTCATCTTCTTCGGAACATATGTCATATACTAAACTGAGAGATTTTACATAGTGGACAACTATCTAAAAACTCTTCCAACCGGGGTCGAACCGATGACCTTGCGATTAACAGTCGCACGCTCTACCAACTGAGCTATGGAAGACTGATCCTTTCTACCTGATTCGAACAGGTGACCCATGGAACTACAGTCCACTGCTCTACCAACTGAGCTAAGAAAGGGTGTGCTATTAATATACGGCACTATGAATACAACGCGACAGAGAGGGCTCCCCGAGGTGAGACCGATTAAAGTTCCTCACCCCGTCGGCTCCATCAACGTTTATTCACTGGTTAGGGTTTCAGGTTAGGTTGGTGCAATACCGATGCCCCCATATTCATTTGGGTTTGCCCTTTACGTGGGACACCGGTCCTTCCCTCCACCCAAACAGCTCCCAAGAAGATTCGAACTTCTGTTGGTGGTTTCAAAGACCACAGTGCTAACCAACTACACCATAGGAGCGGGGGGGCACTCGACAGACTACACGTCGGGAGTGGATATATCATATTCAGGCGTTTCCTCTTTAAACTCATTTACAAACTTCATACCTGCCAATGACACGGAAAAAAGACCAGCAGAACTATTCGCTACAATCATTGGTACGATCTTAAAGTGGATCGAATATACAAGACCCATAATACTTGCAATGAAATTTAAACCAAGAAAGGCATAGTTGATCGCATGGGTATCTTTCGTTTTATGTACGTGAACAACCTGGGGTACAAACATGATCGATATAACCACAGCACTCGTGAGTCCAATCCAATTGATCAGGGTATTCGTATCCATATTTCTATTTATTTTCTATTTTTTAAGTAGGTATGACACCACACATATTTTTATTTATTTTGGTGTTAATCGTTTTGGTCAACTATAATGAAGCAATAGTTAGACGATCAAATTATGAGTATAAATGTTTTTTACTTACGATAAAAGATGAAAAAAAACGTCAACAAAAATTTTTCAAATCTCACAATAGAGATTTACCGATAGAAATCATATACGGACCGGATACGAAAAGTCCTAAAATTGCGAGAGAGTATGAAGAACACATAGAACCCGAATATTTTGAAAAGGCTATAGAAATGCACTACAACCCCAGTGTAACAAGACCAGACATTACATACTTTAATTTAGGGGCCATTGGTTGTTTCATTGGTCACATGGAATTTTATAATAGATGTTTTGCTCAAGGTTTAAAATATGCAATGATTTTTGAAGATAATGTTGTTGTAAAATCCAATCAGTTGTATGAAGAAATTCAAAAGGTTATCGACGAAAAGGGAAATGACTTTGAGATGTGTTTTTTCCATTGCCTCTCAAGATTTCCAGCTGAAAAAGAAAAATCGTTAGAAAGAGTAAATTGGATATCGAGTACCAAGTGTTATCTCATTCACGTTGATAATATGAAACAATACAAAAAATATTTTTACCCCATGGATAATCACGTAGACATGAAACATGAAGATCTTATTGCAAAAGGAGCAAGGATATACTACAAAGATTGTAGAGATTACATGTATATAGACCGATCACATAAAAGTACAATCGGTCATAGCAATCATGGACGAAAAGAATTCTTTTCTCGAACGCACCCCGAAGTTTCACCATTAAAACTCAAATGGGGATATTAACACCACGGAATTTGGTGGGGTTTGTATCGACATGACAGTTTTAAAAAATCAACAAACTCTAAAAGTTCTTGTTTAGTCTTTATAACATCAAGCATTCTACCTACATATCCATTATAAGCCATATGGTATCCTCCATGGACAAGGCGATCCTCTCTCACACAGAGTGTGTTTTTACCTAAACGTGTTGGTAACAAAATCAAATTAGAACTTGAATTCATGTCATACCCAGTATTCTTAATCGCTGGATGGTTTGTAAACTCTCTCGGTATGACATGATGATCTTCTACGAGTCCCCTTTTGTAGAGACTCCATCTCACTTTGAACATTTTTCGCCCGACTGAACCGTACCGCATACAATTACTTAGATTTTCGTGCGTAAAATTCCATTTCGTCTACAAATTGTATCGGAGGGAAATTGTGATTGGGAGAAGAAACTTCTGGTTCTCCCTCATTCTCATCCGCGTCGTCTCCACTGTCTAATTTTCCATTAGTAGACTCCTCTGCCAAGAGGCGTGTGAGTTCAGCGAGAGTAATGTCGTCGGAATAGGTAAGTGTCATTTTTACTTATTTATAAATATGAAAATATTTACTTAGGTACCCAAAACATTTTTACATATGGGACACATATGTAAAAATGATCCAAACGGGGCTTGAACCCGTGACCTTGGCGTGCCTTATGTGGATGTGACCCCACTCAAATATACTTTGTATAAGCACCACGCTCTAACCAACTGAGCTATTGGATCAAAACTCATATACCGTGACGGTGAATCTTCCTTTCTCTTGAGTGGTCGGTTCGAGAAAGAGTTGGAGTATCTTTTCTTTACCTCGTGGTGTTCCTTTAACTTCCTTACATTGTTTATCTATGATGGCCTCCGACTTGAAATTTAACTCAGATGTTGTATAATGTTCTATCCCATCTTCCGTTACAACTATAACATTATTAGGTGGATATGTTTGTGCACCTATAAAATTAGATTTTTTAAACATATCACGGAACATATTACATTATATCAAGATAATCTTCAAATGTGACTATACCACCCCCACCGATAATAAAGTTATTGTGTCTTTGGGCAGCGTCAAATGCTTCTCGAGCTACGCGTTCCGATAAAATTTTATCGTAGAGACATGGCTCAACATCGTATGCTTCAAGTGCGGGGCTTACGACTTTCACCGAAGTGTCAGTATTTTGCTGTAAAAACTCAACGATGTCCCAGTATCTATCTGTTCCTGTCACAAGAACTAGGGCAAATCCGTGTGTCTCGTAATTATTTTTGATTTGATGCATAGAAATTTCATTTACAGTCAATCCGTTAACAATGTCGGTAACCTGGTTGTAAATTTCACGCGTGATCATTTTTTCACTTGGCATTTCAACAAAAATAATTGAATTTTCAGATGCGGCTGTCTGATATGCATTTTCGATGTTTTTTCCGAATTCTACCACAGCTGTCCGAGATCCAACTGATTCTATTCCCGGGAAATCATCGAACATTGTTTTGGCTATCCCGATGATGTTTGTTCTGACTCTATCATCGAGAGCGAGTAAAGCGGCGTTTTCCATCGACTTATTTCCACATAAACAGTAGAGACGATCTATATCCTTTAAACTGTGTACAGCCATTTCTATCTTCATTTCATCGCGTGAAAGTGTTGGCATTTCAGAACGATCATTTACATTCAACCCCCTAAACCCACGCCTAAATCCAAATACATGATTTCCTTGAGATTTTTCATAAAGAGTAAGATCATGTACGAGGTTGTGAACACCTGGACACACTCCACCTGAGATCAAGATTCCGGTGTTCATTATATTTACACTAACAACTTATTTTTTAAATACCTTCCCACTAAAAATCCCAATATATTCGTTAAGTTTTCTCCGATAGAGTAATGCCAGGTATGAACCTGTGAGTTCTTTATACCAAAAATACGATCGATGAAGTTTTCATATTTGGAAACACCTGCATATACCTCCCTAAACCATAGAGGTGTGCTTTTCGTAGACTTTGTTAAACATCCACCAAGTTTATGTACTATATCAGGTCTAGAAGAGAGCCAAAATTCAAACACTTCCCACACAACACCCATACCAATCCAAAACCTAAACTGATCTGGATACATAGCACCTAAAAGAGTGAAAAGAAACAAATGTCCATATTGAAATCCATAAAACTCAGTTCGATGACATTTTTCTGGGTGTTCAGCTTGATTTTTACACGAGCACTGTCTTGCGTGATGTAAAAACCAAAGTGTAAATAAGACTATAATAATTAGCATATTTACTTCTTAATTTTAAGAAACAAAATTTTTAAAAGTTCACCGAACATGAAGGCCTGTTGTATCATAACCATAAACTTCGCGCGGTCAGTTTTGGGACTCAGGTCACCATAACCCACACTACTCATAGTCGTGAAAGAAAAGTAATATGGATCGATCGCCGTTTTAAATCCAAACTCTTTTGGATCCATCATACTGTAGAGAAAACCAAATCCTAACGTAATAACTAAAATAAGTCGAAACTTGTCAACACCATTCATTTATTAACTCTGGATATTTAATTTTGGGATAACGTTTACTTCGGTCAGGTCAGATAAAGATGTAGTTTTATCCATACTTTTTCTTTTTTGGGCAGAAAACCACATCGTTTTACTTTTACCCACAGTTTTTACAGGTGTTTCACATGCTATCACACTTAAACCATTACACACATCTGGTTTGTTCTCTTTGTTTGGAAATTTCTCATTGAATGCTTTGATGGAAATTGAAGGAATGTCAG